AGAGCCAGATTCGCAGCAGCCATGTGACACATGAAAAGAGACTTACCCACACCAGTACCAGCCAGAGCAATATTAAGCGTCTTGTTCGGTAGGCCTCCATTTGTGATTTTATTGAATAGCGATAGATCAAACGGAAGGCGAGACTCCACCCGATTATAAAAATCAAAACGATCAGAAGAATCTTCGAAATAATCGTGACCCACGGAAGAATCAAAGCAGACACCTAGCGCCTCCTGTAACAATGATGGTATGCCATCTTTACTAAAGTTCTTATCTCTACCTTCCATGATACCAATCGATTGAAGAATGGCATTATAAACGGCTTTATCTTTACAAAACTTTTCAGTCTCGTCTAACAGCCAATCTTGATTAGGCTTTTCAAATACATCCAACTCTTTTACTAACTCACTCGTCTCTTTAAAAGTACCCTCAGGTAAGTTAGAGTTTTGTAATGTAATACCCAGCGCCTCGGTAGTTGGAGGTTTATTATACTTAACTACAAATTCGCTAATTATCTTATAAACAGTTCTTTCACTCTCATCCGTAAAGTACTCAGACTTTATAAACGGAAGAACCTTTCGCATGTAGTCTTCATTGTGGACTAGATTCCTTAGAATCGTTGTTTCCAGTCTGCTTGAACTCATTAATTGCTTCTCTCAAAATATCATTTATAATTACTTCAACAACTGCCTTGAAGGTATCGCTCTTTATGTCTTCATCGGTTATTAATTCAGGCTTATGTACTACGTGATAGTCAAGAGCAAGTTCGTTACTACCTTCGTCAGGCCAATCTAACTTTTCAATCTGTACAGTTACGCCATTGAACTCACCATCGATAATTTCAAAACCCCAATCTTTCTCGCCAACAAACCAGGGTTTAAATAAATCATTCCTCAACATCAGCATACTCCTTGGTAATATCCTCATCACTCAAGATAGCACCATTAGCAACTTGATAGGTTGTCTTTACCCATTCCTGGAATGAAGGTGACTGGAGAATAGGTAACCAGAACTCTTTAGTATCGCATTGTGCTGCTCTAAACTTCTGCTCTTCTACTTCGCCGGTATCTTTATTAACGCGAGAATACCAACCGTTAGAAGGTTTAATAACATGACCGGATTCTAGAGCCATATCTAGTAAACCAGACCAACGACTGATACCACCATCGTGACGAACGGTAACAGGGATCTTAGATTTCTCTCTTACATAACGAGATTTCTCAACGTTAATAATAAAGTTATAACCTACAACCTCGGTGCCATCTTTTTCCTGCTGACGACCAAGGATAAAGATATTATCGGCGGCATAATAAGAACCAGTACCGCCGCCTACAACGTCTTTAGAATACAATTCCATAGTCTTGTAAGTATGGTTAACTACAATCATAGGAATATCTTTAAGAGACAGGTGAGGGGTAATCATACGGAACAAAGACTTGATCTGCTTTGCTCGTGACATATCTGCTACTGACTTACCTTCTAAAGCATCTTCGACTTCTTTTTTAGATGCCAAGTTACCAATAGAGTCAATAATAATAATCAGATGATCGCTTCTTTCGACGCCCTCTAACTGAGTCATTACATCGAACTTTAACTGCTCGATATTAGTCAGAGGCGTATGAATAACGCGCTTAGAATCAATACCGAAAGAGTCAAAGTAAGACTGAGGAGTACCGAACTCAGAATCATAAAAGAGTAAAGCCGCATCGGGATACTTATCCAGATACGACTTCGCCATCAACAAAGAGAAAGCAGTCTTAAAGTGCTTCGAAGGTCCAGCCCACATCGTTAAACCAGGCGTTAGACCTCCGTCTAATTTACCTGACAATGCAATATTAATTGCAGGAATAGAAGTAGGAATCATATCCTTCTTCTGAAAGAATTTCGAATCGGCTAGAATAGCCGTATCCTTAATCGTAGAGTTCTTCTTAATTTTATCAAGTATAGACATAGTGTAGTTCCTTATAGATCACTTATTATAATATAGATCAGACGTAAGATCAATCGATTACTGGCACCAGCTTTGCTTAGCGTCACCGTAATATTCACGTGCTAACCCGTTTTGAATTAGTCCTGCCCGAACACTCTGACCGTTAACTAAGATATCTCCAAGCACCCTACCACCAAATTTATCCCAGGCATATAAGGTAACTTGTATCTTACCACCTTGGGCGATCAACTGAGAAGTCCACTTACTGGCTAACTGTGCTCTTTGATCTTCTTGTGGACACTGTGCCCTGTGTCCTTTTTCTGGTGTATCAACTCCGAAGATACGAACTGCTAGTTCTGGTTTAAGTGGAGCAGGTAAGAACGGTGCTGCAATAACAATAGTATCCCCGTCACTTACGCGTAAGACTTGTGTATCGTAGGTAGCTGAGTTCTTAGGTATCTTTTGAGCAAAAGCCTGGGTAACTAATAGTAATGATATAATTGCAATATACTTTTTCATCCGAATAATCCTTCTAAAGATGCAGTTTCTTTAACTTGCCATCCAATACAGCTAAGTAAAGAGTTAAGGGGTTCAAGAAAAGACTTCTCAAACATTTTATCATAATCAATATATTCACGTATTTTAAATTCAGGAGGAACTTCACCTGCAAATGTAATAACGTGGGTACCAAGGGGATTAGGTTCCCGAAGATATAAGAACTTAATCTTATCACCCTCTTGAATCAGTTGATACTTCTTCTCCAGTCCCTTACTTGTGACCAGATGATTATATATCAACGCCCCTCTCACGTGAATAGGGGTACCCTTTCTAAAGATACCATTTGAGTCTGCGTACTCCTTGATACCGTTAACACCTCGAGGGAATGCAATATCTTCTGGGTCTAGGTTATGCCACGCCACCTCTAGATTAGCTACAAATTGCCTCAACGTCATTTCGTCTTTAGTAAGTGCAATCGATACAGCCTCCTTAAGCGCCTTCCGAACCGGGGCAGGGGTAGAGGACCTAACAATCTCCATACCCAGTACTTTTAACTTAGGGGGATCGTAGGCAACACCTTCAGAGTTATAAACGTTAACGGCATACCGTTTCTTAGCAATCCAGATACCTCTATCGGCAATAATCTCACGCTTGAACTTAATCTTACGCTGGTAGGTATTCAGGTATTCGGAAAGAGACTCACAAGCAGCATCGATCGTCGGTTCAATTTGAGTTGCACAGTACTTGTCGAGTACTTCGACGATTTCTGACTTAGGTTTACCTTTAAGATTCTTATCGACCAAAGCACCAAGAGTAATATAGGTAGAGTCAGTATCAGAATAAAAAGAATAATCAACATCAGTAGTACCGCTTTCTTTATTTACAAACCCATTAAGTTTCTTAGCTACCGATCGTATCAGTAACTGACCGGTCATCGTAATACCTTCAGCAATCCTTATATCATAGAATCTAAAGTGAACGTTACCTAACGCACCATAAAGAGAGTTCATCAAGATCTTAGCAGCCATCTGCTTGGAGTTAAGGCTAGAAATTAAATTAAGATACTTTTTATCCTTAGTCTCTTCGTACTTGCTTTGAGCCGCTAACATTTCTTTCTTAGCTACTTGACGAGAGGTAAAATAGAAGTCAATTAACTCCGGGAAGATACCTTTCTTCTTCCGGGTAAAGCATTGACCATTAGCAGTCATAGACCAATCGTTCTTATGTATATCAGAAGTATTAACCTCACCATCAATCAAACGTTGAATACTTTTCTCATCATCGGCTAAAAACTTCTGACCCTCTACCAGAGTCTCTGGTGACATATTCCAAGACATAATAATAGAGGGGTAAAGAGAGGTAGCGTCAAAAGATACTACCCAGTCGTATTGAGTCGGTTTAGGTTCCTTAACATACGCACCCATAATAGTTCGATCCATGGCTGGATCAACACCCGGTGGGTTATGAACGATGATATTATTTCTTAACAGCTTATTATATAGAATACAATCCCACGTCCTTACAGAAGAAAAGATATCTGTAAAGTTACACTTAGCATCATAAGCCATCGTAAGAATCAAATTAATAATTCTCATCTTATCTTCAAGACGGTCAACTAACTCTACGTCTCGAATATTATAGTCTACAAACAGTTCCCAGTCCTTGGTGTAGAACTCTTTAAACGTAGCATGCGGGTTCTTTAACTTCTGCTCCCCTAGCTCCTCCATCGCAACAGTATCTAGTTTATAATTCTCAACCATCTTATAAGAGAACTTCTTATAGAGATCCATAAAGTCAAGAATAGAGATACCACACCACTCAAAAGCTAACTGGGTACGACCACGCGCAGTAGGTACTTCATACTGCCTTATATAACCCCAGGGTGAGCATTCGTTCA